TTGATCATGGTTATCAAAATATTGTACTGTTTTATTAATACCAGAACCACTTTCTATTTTAAATTGTATTTCGTAAACTCTTTCTACTTCTAATCCTTCAGTTCTTAAATTAAAATAATTTCCAGATGAATCACAACTTATAACAGAACCTGTACCAAATGGTATAACTGTAGTTTGAGTTCTAGAATCCTTTATGGAATAAAAGCTAGATCCACTTGGTAGGTATTTTACATCCATATATGATGATGTTACCGAGTGTGTTCTAGCTGGATATTTTTCTCGTCCTTTAACTCTAATTGTTGATAAAGAACCTTTTTTATATCGTGGTTTAAAGTTTTCTAAATTTATTGTTAATCGTTCAACTTGTGTAGATGTTAATGGTCCTAAAGAACCAGTAGACCAAACAGAATCATTCCATACAGCTTCCAATCTTGGTTGAAAAATAGTATGTGTATCTGATGAAAAGAATTTAAAGTTTCCACTATGAGTACTACTTGATTCTTCATTTAATGCCCTCCGTATTAAAAATCCCTCGTTTGGAACACTTCCACTAATCCAATGGTTTACAATATTTGTAACATCCATTCTCATATCAATTGATTCATTTTTATTAAATGTTTGAGAACCAGTATATGCTGATCCTGAATAATATGTACCACCCCAACTACCACTATCACTATGTCCCCATTCAGAACCAGTATCAGCAGTTCTGTATCTCCAACTTACACCATTTTCTGTTTGTGGAGTATCTGTATGTTTTCCATCTCCTTCGTCCCAACTTTGAGAAACAGTATACGCATATAATGTGTTATCTCTGTTTAATTCTGTAGCTCCAGCATCATACAAATTCAAATAAAACTTTGTACCTGGAATCATAGTTCCATCAGCAACCGATGCAGATATTGTACTAACATCGAATTGAATTACAGCTCTATTAATTTCATTAAATGATGTTGTACCAGATTCAAATTTTTTACCAACTTCTAAAATTTCATCCATTCCAGTATTTTTTTGGCTACCGGTTGCGACTTCTCTTGCACCTCTTATTAGTGTTGCATCTTTATCGGCGTATTCAAAATAATGAGCCATTAATAATCTCCTAGAACTTTACCAACTATATCAATTTCTGGAAATTTCAATTCAAATATTGCAGGATCTAACGATGGGTATACTATTCCATTTTTAGTAGCTGATTGTATGTCATAAATATTTCCTGAATAGCCATTGGCTTGATTGAATTTATTATCTACTACAACTAAATTACCACTAGGGTTATTTGATATTGGAGGAACAACATTGTTAACTCCATCAACTAATGATATTTCGTATGCAATATCTGCTAAAATTATTGGTTGATTTATTTGCCACTTATCTGGATCAAAATAGTCTCTAACATTATCAATACATTTTAATATTACTTCTTGCTTATTAAATCCTTTTTTAACATAAAGTGAAAATCTAACACCTATGTTGATAACATAAGCATCTTTTAAATTGACTGCATCTGTTAAAATTCTGTATGGACCCAAATATGTTTTTATATTTTTCTTAGTTGCTTGATTCACAGTTGTTAATTTTTTATTGTGATTAAATCCAAGAACATAAAAATTTAATGCCATAGGATTCGGCATTCTTTGCTGAACTTTAGATATTGGTATTTCACCACCAAATTCATCCAATGTTTGTTGTGTAATTGTTTGCTCTTGAATTACCCCTTCTCCAGCATTTATTTGATCATCTTGAGTTATGTAGACTTTTGCAATATTGCCATATTTTGGGGGTAAATTATAAATTCTTGTAATATAATCTTCTTTAGACACAGATCTATTTTGTGCTTGAAAATATTGTCTGGTATTTTCTTTTATTTCTTTTAGAGATTCTTCTCCTCTTCCACCAGTGGCAGGAACAGGATTATTAACAGCAATAGATCTAAACGATTCTCTAACCAATGCTTGATCTAAACCAGAACTATTTATACTTGTAATTAAACTTCTTTTGGTTGTTATACTATTAGAAGGTACATTAGATTCTATACCGCCACCAATTGTGTATACAACAGTAAGTGTAGTATTTGTGGGTGCGGCTCCATAAACTGCAGTTGTTAAAAAATTAGCAGGGTCTAGTGCACTATTATTATTTAAATAATTTGAATTAGTAAAAGAATTTCCTACAGTTGTTGGATTTGGTATTACTTCTTCATCAGCAGCAGTAGCAGTTCCAGATCCAAATTGTAAAATAGTCTTTTTATCTATATCAATCTTTGTCTTATATCTTTTTTGAGTTCGTATTAGTTTTAAGATATATGGTACTGTTTCATTATACGCTGCCAAGTTTTCATCAAACTCTGCAGTATTTTCAACATCATCATAAATTATATCTTGTGCTAATGATTCTACTTCATACCAATCATTTCCATCACTATCTTTAACAGATATTATTTCCAATACTGGACCATTTCCTAATTTTACTTGATCGTATGCAACTGCATTTGTAAATTCAAACGTTTCTGTTTTTTCTGTTCCACTAACTGCTTTACACGATTTCTTTAACAAGTATTTTGTAGGTGTTACACCATCTTCATCAAGTTCATAAATGTCAGCAGTAGTATTATCCATAGAACTAGAATGTTTGAAATCAACTTCACTTAATGTTCTAAATGATCTTGAGTATTCTTCACTTTCAATTGTAGATCCAATTTTTATTAAATGACCATAATTGTAATCTGGCTTTACATTTGCTCCAGTACCAGTTGCTGGAACTGTTTGGAAAAAATCTATATTTGCCACTGCTGGAGTTGCCATAATTGGTTTATATCCATAAGATTGTGCAATATCAAAAATAGTTTTTCTTTCTTCTGCGTATACTAATAATGATTCTCTAAATTGTTCATCTATATAAAATGAAAGTACATCTCCAACGTAAGATGCCATTTCTATAAACATCATCCCGGGAGAAGATTCATTAAAATCTGCATACGAAGTTGGAAAATAAGTTTTCGCAAACTCCATTAAATCGGACTTAAATCCAGTAAAATTTTTACTTAAATAGTTTACCTGTTTAGGCCTAGTTTTTACACTCGCCATATTAGTCTCCAGCTCTCATTAAATTTAAAGACAATGAATCTAGTGCATTAGCATCATTGACTAGTGAGTATTGTACGGAAATGTTCACAGTATTTGTATTATGTGAAGCATCTATAATTACTGCATTTAAAATAACATGAGGCAACCATTTCGCAACAGCTTCTCTAATTGAATCTTCTATTTTTTTAGAAAAGCCTTCATCCATGTTTTCAAATAGTACATTATAAATATTACTACCAAATTCTGGTTGAGCTAATCTTTCACCCTTAACCGTTAACAATAAATTTTTTAAATTTGATTTTGTTTGTTCTAGCAGTGTACTTGATTGTTTAAAGAATCCATTTTGTCCTTTACGAATAGGTAACACTACTCCTATTTTGGAATCTGGATCCTTATCTCTTAATCTAACTGTAGTTGTTCTTGGATTTTCCAATGCCATTATTTTATACTTCCTTTTCCTCTACCAAGTACGTTGGCAAGAGTAGAACTCATTTCTGTAAACGTAGCTCCTAATTCAGATGCTCGTGCCCTTGTAGTTAAATACCGTTGACCACCATTTGTTACAGCAATACCAATATCTAGTTGTGATTGAAGCTGATTAGCTAATGCTTCTTTTTGCGCAGCTGTACGGTATATAGGATTTGTAACTCCACCGGACGTATTTTCAAATAAACCTATAATAGTATTAACAAGTGGTTTAAAAGAATCTTTTTCCATTGGTGGAATAATTCCAGCTGGATCCATTCCAACTTCTGCACGCTTAACATAATCATGATATGCTGTAGCTTCTTCTTGAGCCTTTTCAACATTTTGTTTCATTTCTTGAATCTTTGGCTTAGTCTTCAAGAACTTATTTTTCATAGTTTGTTTATGTTTTAAGTTCGCAAGATTTCTAATTAATCTTTTAAGTTCTAGTGCCATGCTTTCCTTCGATTGCCTTTACTACTTTTGCAGAATGTCCGCTCATTGCCTTCTTCATAAAATCTGGCATATTTCCTTGGGTTTCCATTGGAGCCATTGATGATTGCATACCAACCATTTTATCTACACTGTCGACTGCTCCTCCGCCCATTGTTGGATATTCTTCAAATCCTGGTTTATCTTGAGCAATTCCACCTTGCGTTTTATTTAATACTTCATTTAAAACCGGGTCATCTGTATACTTTTTAGTTTCAGAATATTTTGGAGTATCTTCATTTACAGGTCCAAATTCTTCAATAAGTTTTGATTTGCTCGAGCTTATTGCTGGTGTTGGATCTGTAAGTTCCTTTACTACATATTTTATTTGCTTAGAAACTTCTTCAGCTACCAATTTTTTTATTATGGTTTTAAGTGCTTTAGTTGTGTCTTTATTCATGACTATGTCCTTCTTTACTTAATAATATATATACGTTATACAAAGTTATTTGCTTTATCCATCGACTCTAATTCAGTCATACATTCATTTAAATCTAATATTTGGGAATCTAATAAAGCTTCTAATTCTTCTTCATTTAATACTGCATTGTCTGATTCTCCACTAGCACCATCTTGTCCTGCACTATAATTATTGCCATCATCAGGAACAGTGAAAGGTGCTTGAAACTCTTCTCCATTATCATTAACTGCAGTTCCAGTATTAACTTCATCTCCAGGATTCAATCCAAGTCCTGGTCTCATATAATCATCTTCGTCGTATTCATCGCCAAGAGTTCTAGCTAACATATCTAATTGATCTTCCAACTCTCCACCTTCTGTCGGTCCCATATCTCCAGGTCTACGATCAACATAAACTCCACCTAATTTTGCACATTCTTCTGCACTTAATCCAGCTTCTGCTCCTCTATTTGTTGCACATTGAGCTAAAATCTTTTTAAGTAATGAAATTAACTGAGGAAGAAGTTTACTAGTATCTCTCAAATTATTGTATGCTTGATCTAACATTATAGCCATACCTTCTATTATTTGTAAACAAAATAAGAATGCTTCTACTAATCTAATAGGTGCAAATAAAAATTTAATAAGCTTAATAACCTTCTTTAGTTTTTTAATTAATTTATTTAATGCTCGTAAAACTTTTTTGATTTTACTAATAGTTCGTTGAACTTTTTGCATTAACTTTAATAATTTTTCTACATTTGGTACATAAGCACATGCATCTTCAGGATCTAACTCTACCAAAGAAACTAAGTTTTTTGTTTTCGCTAAAAATTTTCCTTGTAATGCCGTTAATTCATTTATCTTTTTTTGTATTACCACCCACCATGCAAAATCCAATCCAGGAATATCCATATCAATATCAAGCTCTGAAGCCAAATCATCTAAGAACGCACCTTCTTCAGGTTTTCCAGCTAATTCTTGCAATGAACAATATTCATCTGCATCTGGATCTGCACCACCTGGAGAAACTACTGCACCATCATCTCCAACTGTACTACCATTTGTGGCATTTGCTGGAGCATCAATTCTATTTCCATCTTCATCTCTCATCCATCCGTTAACAAGTATATCTCCGTCTCGTAGCTCAGTACCTGAAGCAAATGCTCTTGCCTCTCCACCATAACCAGAATGAATAACTGTAGCGCCACCTGGACCTGCAACAAAACCAGTTTCTGACACATAATCTCCAGGACCAATTTTACTTCCAATTGGAAATAGATCAACCATGTTACCACTTATTCCATAAATTTCACCAGCAATTTGATTCTTTAATAGTTCGGCATCACTTATTCCCTTTACGTCTTCACTAGAACTATTTTTTATAGCCGATCCTTCAGTTATTTGATCTCCTAAAAGAAGAGCCGCATTTTCTGGTAAATGGCGTTTTAGTGATGTAATATTTTTACAATATAAATCAGCCATTACCTGCTCCTTCTCGTAATCCTCGTTTCAATCTTCGTTTACGTCTAGACAATTTAATATTGCTACTTAACATTCTAGTTTCTAATCTTTCTTTTGTCCATTCTGCAACGTATGCTTGTAATCCTGATCCTGCACCCATTAGTGCCGGTATTGGAACAGTTATACCTAAATTTCCTACACCAGTTGCACCTGAAAGTTTTCCTGCAAATCTATTCATTTCGCCTAAAAATTCTGCTAAGAATTCACATAGTAATTCGCCCAATACTGCACTTTGCATTTTATCAGAATCTACATCACCTATTTTTACCAATTCTCCAACTAGATTAACTGTATTTCTTGCAACAAAATTAAAATCTTTTCCAGAATAAATGTTAATATTTCCACCCAATTTTGAATTAAAAATTAATTGTTTAGAATCTATTAAAATTTGTTCGCCTTCAAATTCTACAGGTGTAACTTCTTTATCTAAATTTGGAATAACATTTAATTTTATTTTTTCATTACGTATTAGGTATATTGAAGCCATATCAGTGTTAGGATCTTCAGCTAATGGCATATAAACATTTTTACCTTTATCTTCTTCTGGAGCAATTCTAAATTTCATAACTGCATGAGAAGTACCATCTGTATCTGGGGCTTTTCCAATTCTTATAGATTGATCATTACGACCATTAATAGCCCAATCTCCTGGATATTGTTTAACTGGTCTAGGAAGTTCTGATTGGTCGAATGCATCTTTATCTCTACCACCACTAAGAAGCTCTTTAATTTTTGATGCATCCCATTTGCCACTACCACCATCGTTTGTAATTTTTGCCATGGAATTATGGTTAACATTATTTTTAGAATTTATTGGAGGGTAATAATATGATTGTCCACCAAATGTTATAACTGGAACCAATTCTCCAATAATCGGATAACTTTTTATTTGAGAATCAACTGGAAATACCCATCCAGATCCTCCTGTACCTAATTCATGAGCAGAATAGATTGGAGTACATTTAATTGCCCCAATAAATGCAGTACCACTTAACCCAACTCTATCTAAATCATCTTCATTATAAATTACATAATCAACTTCACACGGTACTAATTGCATTGACACTGTTTGAGCAGCGGCAATCATAGAGCCAGCAATATCTCTGGCACCTTTCTCAGTTGCTAATGCATCTGTAACTGTTAATTCTTTTTCACTGGAATCTGCAATGTTATCTACAAAGATACCAGCTACTGTCTTAGATTGCATGTTGTCCCCTATTTGGACGTGCTAGTCATATCAAGTTGAATATCGTCTATTTCACCTTGAATATTATTCGCGGCTTCTTCTATTTTTCCTAAAATTTGATCCTTTTCTTTATCAGAAAGACCATAATCACCATCTTGTGCTTTGGATTCTGCTTGCATAACTCGTTGAACTACTGCACCTAATTTAACCAATAACTCATCGTTTCTGATGTTAGCTTCCATAAAGTCACTGATCATTGGAAAGAGCGTTTGAGCACTTTGTGGATCCTTAATAAATACCATCATTTCTTGAATGAGGGATTCTATTTGAATCTTATTGCGGTTGGAATTATCGTCTATCTTTTTAAACAGATCGGCAATAGTTTTCCCTTTGTATATTTCATAATCAGCAGACATAATAGAACATCCTTTTGATTATAAATATACAAGTTTATGAAAAACGGCGAAGGGTAGATAGGGTATTAATATGTCCTGTTGTTAACCATTGTCTATATAAGTTTGCATAGTGACCCTTCATTACATTTAAAACTTTTGTAATGTGTTGAGTTCTTGCCCCTGATATTTCTCTTAATAGTATATAGAGAGCTTTTTTATTGAATATTTCAATAGTATCAACTTTATCCATTAGTTCTAAAATAGAATATGCAATTTTTTTATCCCGATCTTTTTTGAATACCTTATCAATATTATTTTCCCAGTATTCTATTACTGAAGAAAAGAAATAACTTTCTGCTTGCTTTTCTTCTTCACTATCGTTATATGTAACTTTTTTTACATCTTTGTGTTTAAGATCTAATACGTCACTATGGGTTTTTAATTTTTTATAGTTTCCGTTATTGTGGCATATTAACCAATTTTTTACAACAACACTGAAATAACTAAATGCTTTTCCTTTACCTTGTTTGTATTTTCCCAATCTAGTAATCATAAATGAAATTACTTCATGTTTAACATCTGCAGTTGGTACATCAAAATAATAAAATTTAAATGTATGAATAATACTTTCAACTAACTTTTCAAATGGTTGACGTAAATGTTCGTTGTATATTAAATTACGTTCTCTCCAAGATGTTGCATTGTTATAATCAATAATTCCCTGTTCTGTACCTTCGTGAAAATACATTCTTGTTTTACCTGGTTTTCTAGGCATTAATTACTCCTCAGTTATTTTATCTAATTTGTTTAAAGTTTCTTTCATTTGTTCAAAAATTACACCGATCTCATCGTCAGCTTCAAAATGACCAGTACCATCAATCCTTCTAAATTCAGCTAATGTTTCTTGTATATTTATATACGTTGAGTCTACCCATTGTTCCAAACTATCTGTCTTATTATATAAATTTGTTATAACATACAATTGAATAACGGATATTATACCAAACACTATTGCAAATATTTCTATCATGATTTAAATAAATCTCCTAATTTGTCAAGATCTAGATTTTCTAATCCTTCTTCTTTTTTGGTTATTCCTTTCATAATCTTTGGAAAATCGACAGCACTTTCACCTGATAACATATATTGTTCTTTCTCCCACCTAGTGGCGCTAGAATCTCCGTAATGTATTATGAAACCAATGTTTGTTTTAATAGCTTTCCATTCTTGACCTTCAAAAAAGTATGGCTTATTTGCATCATCGTATAATCCATCTGCCATTTTTATTCCATAAAATTCTTGTTGAGAATATTTTATTCCAAATTGGTTAAGCAACATAAATGATCTATCTGCAATATTCATCCAATGCATTTCTGGATTATGATCATAAGGTCTACCCCATTTTTTGGCTTTCCATTCATCAGGTTGGGTAATATAATAAGACGTATCTTTATCACCTATTTTGCCGAGATCGTGAAACATTGCACAAAATACAATAGTTTCTTTATCTAAATCATCGACATGCATTCCCATCTTTTCAAATAATTTCCAATATTCTAAAGACCATCTAATCACATTTAATACGTGAGCAGTGTATCCTCCTGGAAAAGCATTATGAAACCATTTAGTTGCTGAAGCAGGTGCTATTTGCATTCTATCTTCAAAGTGTTCATGTAACTTTTTTATATTTTGTAAACGTTCGCCCTTAAACGTTGTATCTATAACCTCATGTAGTAGTCGCCAATTTTCTACTATTTGTTCTGCAGATATATTCATGCATTCTCCTTACTTTTCTTTTCTTTGCTAAGCCATGGCAATTTAAAAATATTAACATTTGTAAATTTATATGGTTGTACATGTTTAGATTCTAATATATCAACTACATTTACCCACTTAGGATTCATCGTATCTCTAACTTGATATACACCATCTTTACCATCTGTACCTTTTAAAAGAATAAAGTCACCATAATCAAATGGACCACCCCATCTTGCTAGTAAATTTCTAGACAAAGCAACAAATTTATATTGCGATGCTTTACTAATACGAATTTTAGTACCATCTGCAGTAATATTTGGTGTGTTGTCTGTTTGTTGATATGTTGGTTGATACATCGTAACGTCAACTGATATTCCGTAAGCATAGAACTCATCTAATTCTTTGCCTAAACGTTCATTTTCATACATGACTTCCTCATAATATGACTTATACATGTTACGATTAGATTTCATAAACTTAATACTGACGTAGCCATTTACCATCGTAATCGCTAAGATTGAAAGTAGATATTTATGTAGTGTATTCAATGTGAACTCCTGTTTTATTATAGTAGAATATACACGTAAAAACCAATACATGTACATGCTTTTTTTCACTTTTTTGTAACTTTTTTGTGGACCCGGGGAGATTCGAACTCCCGTCCGGTATACGCTCAACAATGAGTCATTCACAGCTTAGTTAGGTTCCAAATACGGTAGCTACCTACAACCCACCATTGGTCAGTTTACAGATTGACAACTGGGTTTTGGTTTAAGTCCAAAATGGCCAACGACTTTGTGTTCAACTTATTTTATGCTCGGGTGTTGAACAACCCAAGAACTTAAGCAGCGTATGCGTAAGTTGGTTGAGCATTACCGATTGGTAAATCAACCGAGTAATCATACTCAGCTAAATGCCAATCAATGTCCAACCCGTGTAGCGATTCATCGCCAATTGAGTTAGTGAACCTTTTGTTACGAGTCTTGTTCAAACTCCGCTGCACTCTATTGTCAAAAAGCACCCGTCGATTCCATACGGGCCCATATTTTAATATTCTTCGTCGTATCCTAATTGACCGAAATCACGATCATCGTCGTCTAATTGTAAATCTTCTAATAGTAATTTAACAGCATCCCAATCTTTATCATCGATCGCTGCTTCTAACCTAAGTATAATATCTTTAATACCCATCTTGTTTGTCTCCATAGTTGATGCTATATATGGTTCTTTACTAATAATTCGTGTACTAGATATTGCTTCGGAGTCCACTCCGTTTAGGTATGAAATGTTTATTTGCATTTATGCCTCTGCTAATTTATAACTTAACTTAAAACCAGAATTTTTATTTTTCGCTAGCGCATAATCATAAATCAATGCTTGAAAAATTTCCATTGCGGTTTCATCTAACTTTATTTCCCCATCTGTTACTGTTTCCAACAAATCCTTATTATTCTTATATAAATTGCGTACTTCATTACAAAGTGTGTGCCAATCTAATATTGGGGTTGAAAACTCTGATATTTGATGATCTGTTACCATACCAATAATTATGCCTTCAAGGTTGTGTTAATGTAAACTTTTTCCATATAAGAATATACACGTAAAAATTAATATAAGTACATGTTTATTTTTATAACTTTTATAACAATTACTCGGACTCTGGAAGTCCCATATTTTTAAGCAATTCGCCAACTTTATCTTTGGTTTTATACATGTCACTAGCTTTGTTTTTTCTAAAGGTGACTACAGATCTACCATTAATCGTTGGCATGCCATGATCATCTTCGCCAATTTCTTTTACCACAATAGATTTGTTTTTAAACCTACCTACTTTAATTGTATCACCAACTTTAACATCTATTTTAATCATCACATATTTCCTTGCTTGCGTAATCACTTAAAACATCTGGTAAAAACGCGTGAATAAAAAGTGCTCCACTAATTTTTATAGCCCTCCACCAATGTTTAAAATATCCTACCCTTTGTTCTTTTAAGTGGTTTGTCATTTCTTTTTTACCAAATCCTTAACCATTTCTGAAGTATTATTTTTAATCTCTTCGATATCAGCATCTATATCTTTTAACACTGCTTTAAGATCCACTACAGCAACATTTTTTACAACGCTAAATGTAGCCTTAACACCTTTTCCATAAATATGATCTGCTACTGGAAAATCTACTTGTTCGAATTCTAACTGATGATACCAAGGTTCTGGTTTTCCAGATTCAAATCCTAATGTTCGGACACCACCACCAGGAACCCACCCAGTATCTGGTTCTCCACCATCGGCAGAATAACTATTAGTGTTTGAAGATTGTTCTATTATCCTATTCATCAGTAATAAATATTACCTCCATCAACAAAATTAAATACTATTAATCCTATCAAGATTCCCATAGCAATCCATTTTGGAATCATTGATAACAATAATACCTTAGTTTGTTTATCCATTATCTTCGGTAGATTCTGGAACTGTATCTGACATCTTCATAATGTTAAGCTTTTCCTCTTCTAACTTTGCAATCCAATCACTAAGCAAATCTATTATTTTATTTTTGGTGACATCATGGTCATCGTTATCTAATATTTTATCAACCCATTTTTTATAAGTTCCTAAAAATCCAGATAACCATATAGCAATTTCTGCCCTTTCTTCGGGCCATGATTTTTGTCCCATTGGTTTTCTCCTATCTGTTAAAAAATACAAAGACCTTATATTGCAAAGATCTCAAATTAAACGAACAAAACAAAAATATGTGAAGGAAGGCATCTCGTATTTTATTTTTAGACGTAAATGCCAATTCGTCTCTTATAAGGGTATGAGTTCCGCTCTTTTCTACAAAATGTCTATGAGACCAAAACGTAGCACCAAAAATGTCCCCTTTGGTGATAATATCATTGAATGATAATTTAGTTTTATCTGTAGAATATGTTATCACTTTAAACTCACACGGTCTAGACAAGACTTTTATCTTTATAATTGCACCTCTTCGAACACCTTTATAGTGAACTATTTCTACAAACGAAGGAGTCAAAAATTTAAATAATTTTCCTTCGCGATCTAAAAATAATTTCTTTACAAGTTCGTAGGGAGCACGGACTTTGGTCTTGACTTTAATTACACCCATATAGAATAAGTACTATTGCTTACGAGGTTTTTTAGGTGGATATGTTCCTAAATCCAGAAACCATCCACCATTATCTTTAGCTCTAATTTCGTCTATTATATCATCGGCTATTCTTTCTCTAGCGGCTGATGAGTCCAAATTAGTTTGTCCACTCTGCTTTTCCAATACTCGCATAATTAATTTTTTCATTATATTTTCCTTAAACTGAAATTTGTAGGGAATATCCATTCGTATGGAATTCGTTTTGTTGGTTTCTTAACGCCATGAGATATAGCTATATGCTTATAAAAAAAGCATGTCTTATCTTCCACATTTAGAAATTTTTGATCAACCATTGGATTACGTACATCATTAATTAGTTCATACATTTGATCTAACCATATTTCACCGTATTTATTTTTTGCAATGAATTGACCATCTGCATCTATATCGTATTTTACTTTATTCATTAAGTTTTTACCACCAAATATTTGATGCAATCCATCGAAATGTCCAGTACCACCAAATAATACAGATTCTGGATCGTAATCTTTAGGCCATGTCATTGCCATATATCTAGCAAAATTCTTGCACGGATACATTGGAGCTCTAAATCCTTGATGCTCTTTATAATAATCACAAAAAGTTTTTGCTAATTCCATCATAGTCCATGGCTTATCTCTATTTTCCAATACATGTACCATATCGTCAGCACATTTTTTTGGACCTTCTAATAACCACTCTCGTACATTAGTTCCTTTAGGATAATAGATTTGAAATAAATCATTTCGTGCATGACGTTCAGTTACAAACCTTTCTTTTAATCCATTTGGTCCTTGACTTCTAAGAGTTTTATGTGTCAACCAATGTTCGTTTGAGAATGAAAATACCATTGTAAGCCAAATTCGTTGATGTAAATTTGTAACTTCTCTCATATCCTCACAATATGGATGTTCATGCCAATGAAGACGATGAGAAAATATTTGATAATCATCTCGTAATAATTCATCTTCACGTTTATCAAATGCTTCGCACCATTCAAAAAACTTTGATTTGCGTTGATCTAAAGTCCAATCTTCCATCCATGAGGTTTTAGGTTTACCTCTTGCATCTAATTCTGGAGATATAGTATTATTGTATGTTATGTTCATAATGTCCACCCCATTATTATGAAATAAAAATATGCTACAGCTGCCAACACAAATAATGTTGTCTTAAGATAAATCATTTGTATATCATGCTCATTAACTGCTCTTTTATTTTTTTCTACTTTGTCCCATTTGTTCATGATAATATCCTTAGCTTATATAGTTTTCTTTTTGGTGGACCGTCTAAAGGTTCCCAATGAGTTTTCAAATTTTCTGATACAGTTAAATAAAAACTTAGTTTTTTCCATACACATATTAATGTGCAAGATCTTCCAAATATATCTGCAGAAATAACCCGATAATTATCTTCATCTGGATATTTCTCATCGTATCCATAATATTTGTTCCACCAAATGTTGATCACTTTATTTGTAAATCTTGGATCCACTTAGGAACATTATTTTGCATGTAATGCTGTATAACGAATGCTTCACATATATGAGAGAAGAACCAAACGAATGTAAGTATTGGAACATAGATTCTAAAATCTAATCCAACGATTTCAATTCCTAACCAAGTTAGAAATAACATTCCTATTGTTTTAGTCAAAAATCCCATTGCTGAAAAGCTTAAGCTCATTAAATTTCCTCGTGCCATTACGACATAAATTCCCATAACCAAATGTAGTAAGTTTAAAACTGACGGTGCTAATACACCCATTAAAAAATACTCAGTCATTTTTTTCTGCTTCCTTTGCTATTAAAAACCACATTACTAAACTACCTAAAAATATCATAGTAAA